CTACTATTACTGGTGGATTTATTTCAACTGGCAGCAGTGATAACTATGGATATTTTCTTATCTCTCAGACTACCAATTCTAATATTAATCCTAATACTCCTGATGCATTTACTGTAACTGCAACTGGCAATTTAGTAAACAGAAATATTGTATGGCTTAATAAAGCTAGTTTTGAAGCAACTGCTGCTAAAGTGGGTACATCAGTGACTACTGGCAGTTCAATAACTGTTCCAGCTAATACTACAGTTAACGCAATTACCTTAAGAACATTTGCAGGAGTACAGTACTATGAAGTTCAGCTGTCTAGTACGTACACGGGAACTTTTACAGCGGGAACAAGTACAATAACATTTAGCTTTGTACAACCTCCATTTGCACAACCTGGCGAAACTGTGTTCTCGTTTATTGCAGCGCCTGGCGAGCGTGCAACATTAGATCTTGCTCAGTTGAAAGAATTGACTAATACGCCCTTAGGTGGACGTGGTACATTCCCTAACGGTCCAGACGTATTGGCTATCAACGTCTACAAGGTTAGTGGAGACGCTGTAGTATCAAATGTTATTTTACGTTGGGGTGAAGCGCAGGCTTAAAGACTATCGATTATATCGATTACTGTTTGGATCTTAGTTTGTATAATGCGATTACGCAGACTAAGGTCCAATCCCTTATGTACGGGCTTAGGAAGATTGTCTAGATCAAACCATCCCCATGCAATATGTTCATCACTTAGTGTAGGAAGAAACTCATCTTCAACAATACAAAAGTATGTATGAAATTTAAAAAGACTGTCTTTGCTGACAAATCGTTCTAAAGGAACAGTCTTTTTAATATCAGGCTGTGCGCCTAACTCTTCTTCAATTTCTCTAGTAAGGCCTTGCCATGCTGATTCGCCTGTGTGATTAGTACCTCCTACTAATCCCCAGCAGCCTGCATGTTTACCTGTTGCTTTTTGTAATAATAAAAAACGGTGTGTTGACCTGGCACAGATTAATGCACCACTACAGTCAATTTCTGTTACAGTGCTATTCTCCATTCGCCTCTCTTATATTCGCCTTCAAATGACTTAGTCCACTCTACTCCGTTCCATTTATACTGTGTTCTAGTATAAAAATTCATCTGATACACAATGGTGTCTGTAACATCCTGCGATGAAAATATCACAATCCATTTAGTACCATTCCACTCAATAATGTCATTAGCCACTGCAACTAGATCGCTAGAGTCAGTGCCTTTCCATCCGTCTGCGCCATCTACAATAAGATATCTTGTGCCTGCAACAATAGGTTGATCCGTAGTTTCTTTATTAGGACGTTTAGGATTAAATGTTGTAGGATCTATGATTGCATCAAAATATCCCTGATCTGAAATTAAACGACTTGGTCCGGGTATTTGAGTATTTGACGGAAATGTATCAGTATCCCATACTGCTGACATTACAGTTGAATCTAAAGGATTGATAGTTAGATCTCCAACTACTGTAGTGCCGTCAGGCTGTGTTAAAAATATTTTACTTAGGCCAGCAGTGTATTTTCCTGGAAATTGTGCTATAGCCATCTCCCATGATAACCATGTACCTGGACTAGCTTCATTGCTGGTAATTCTAATATTAGTTTCTTCTACAAAAATATCAAAGTTACCAATGGTAATCTTAGTTGCAAATATAAAATCAGACGGATCTACTTGACCAGATGAATAATCTGTGCCTAAGCCATTAATGTAATCTAACACTGGATCGCTCTTGTTCTGATAAATGTTAGCAACAATATTAGTAATAATACCCAACTTCTTAACCTTAGCCGGCGGACTCAACCATATAGGAGTTGTTAGCGTAAGACTAGCAATGTCAATAGCAGTGCTGGTACCTATAGGAACAGTGCGTGAACTGAATACAACATCACCTAATTCAACAACACTTAAACTAGTCCAGTCAATGTAGTTGTCAGTAGTTTGTATTTCTAAACTAGGGTTGAACAAGGTTAAAATTTGTTCAAGTATTTGTAATTTTTGATCTGTACTAGTGGACCAAATGTCAACTTTAAGACTTAGATTAAACGGCGTGGGCATCAGGCGTTCAACTGTGAACTGATTACCTTGTGCTCCAGTATAAAATGGATTGTCAGGATCAGTACGGTCTATTTCTCGTTCTCTGATGTGCAATTTACCTACGTATGTAGAGTCGCCTAGTCTATCTCTAGCTAGATCTAAATCACTGATATAAACAGCAATACGAGGAGCACTGGCAATGGTATTTTCACTGTTCTGATTAATAATACTTGCTGCCTGCTTGTCTGCATCTCCGTACATTACTGGTACACGTACTAGAGTACCGTCACCGTACTTAACTACAAAGTTGCTGAGTAGTCTTACAGCTTGTGCAATATATCGTCTGATTTGGCCGTCATAAAAATGCTGCATTAGAAATCTGCCTTAGGTTTAAGTGCTTTAGAAACTGCTTGACGTTCAACAACTGTTTCTTCACCAATAACAGTGCTGGTTGTATTATTGATAAATCCTGTCCTATGAGTCTTCCTAGTGTCAGTGTTAGAAAGGGTGTGTCTAACAGCATCTTCTATTTTAACCCAACGCTTGCCGTCATAGCGGAATAGTCTATTAGGCAACATGTCTGTGCGTAGATAGTAATCATTAGGTATAGCACTTCCTGGAAAAGCAATGCCTGAACCAAATGCTGCGCCATTTGCAGGAATGCCATCACCGAGTAAATATCCAGAGTAACCTGAACGTTTTGGCGGTTGATTATTATTACCAGTAAGTGTTGCTGTAGAACTGGCATCAGGCGGCGAAGTAGAGTCATCAACTGTTAGCAGTGCCGGCCTGCCATTTTCATCTACTGCCAATGTAAAGAACTGTTGTGTTTCATATCCGCTCTTAGGAGCATCTGCTTCTGCTTGAGCAATAATAGCATCGTTAATTTCTAAATTTTTAGCATTAGTGCTTAGAATATTTTGCAGAGTGTTACCAGAATACACTGTCCATGCAGTAGTATTGGGCGGTGTCAGTACAGTACCGTTGGGTTCATTGAACCCTGATTTCACTTGGTACAGCACACCAGCTAATCTCACAATTTGACCAGTGAAATATTCGTCAGCATCGACATGGTCACCTACAAAGTTAGCATTTGTATCAATAGGTTTGGTTAGTATATCTGCATACTGCTGACTGTCAACAATCTTTTTAAGTTTTAATCTATATAAGTGCGGATACCATGTCTTACTAAATCCTTCAGCAGCACGGCCCACTTCATCAATGACAAAATAACGAGGCATTGCTACATCAAAATCATTTAAGGCAAATTCATCTTTTAAATGCGGAAGTTCTACGACATCACCTGCTAGGGGTTTACGTCCAATAGTACTGATAAAATCGTTAATATGCACAGTCATAAACACTGTGTCTTGATCAATAAACAGGCCAAATTGACTTAGGTTAAAATCAATATCTAATACATTGTACACGCAACGTAAGGTGTAAACTGATGCATCGTATTTTCTATCACGATTTTCAAGGAACAACAGGTCTTGTATGTTAGTTTCTTTAATAACATCATACTGCGGCTGATCAGCAGTGGCACTGGCATCATCAGGATTTTTTGGTCCAAGATACTTGTGCAAATATAAGTCTGTCCCGCCTACTTGAAACATCTCAGATATTTGACGATCTAAGTATTTGTAGTCGTTGCCTTTTTCGGGCTTGTAAAGTGATAAACGTGGCATAGTCTAGTATTTAGCGCATAAATACTACGGGAGATACAAATGTCAGACAATCCACAAGCTATTAAACAGGGCGTTTTTGATTATTGCCGCACCATGCTAGGTGACGGAATGATTGATGTTGAACTTGACCCTATACATTACGAAACTGCTTTAGACAAAGCTCTGACACGTTTTAGACAGCGTAGTCCTAATGCCGTAGAAGAAAGCTACATGTTTCTAGAACTAATCAAGGACCAAAACGATTACATATTACCTAGAGAAGTTATCAATGTACAGTCGTGCTTTAGACGAACATTAGGATCAAGAACTGGTGGAGGAACTGGTACAAACTTTGAACCCTTCAATCTTGCCTACACTAACACCTACTTGTTAAACTCAACTATGCTAGGCGGAATTGCAACCTACTATATGTTTGCCGGCTATCAAGAAATGATAGGTAAGATGTTTGGTAGCTATATTGAGTTCCAATGGATTCCCACTAGTCGTACATTTAGGGTTTTGCAACGACCATTTAGCGAAGGTGAAACCCTATTATTACGCTGTCAGAACTTTAGACCAGATTACACAATCATAGACGACATCTATGCTAAACAATGGATACGTGATTATTCATTAGCTAACTGTAAAAT